TAACTTCAGCAAATAAAGTCAAGCGTTTTATTGAAGGACCTGATTATCTTACTGACCTTAAAATGGCTAATCTTCCTTCTGATTTTTTCCTTGACGACCCAGTAGACATAGCCATGTCAAGAATGACAAATGTTGATGATATTGATGTTGCCATTCGTAGAACTATTGATAATCAGAAGGCTGGTACCCAAGTTATTGATGCTATCATTCAGAATTTGGATAATGTTAATAATGCAGAGGATGCTGTAAAATTATACTCTAATTTAAGATCAGGTCTAGATCCCGAACTTGGTTATAAAGTATTTTCTGAAAAAGATGCAGATGACGTTCTAAAAGGAGTTCTGGGTGAGGACGAATTTGCTAAATGGGCAAGAAAAGCAAAAGCACCATATAAATCAGCAGCTAAAAAAACTGTTACTCAAAAAATGTTAGGTAAAACTGATGATGTTGCCAAAATAGGAGCAAAAGCAGGAACAAGAGGAGCAGGAAAAATTGGAGCAAAAGCACTTGGTAGATCAATTCTGAAAAAATTACCAGTCATCGCTGGTCTTGCTGGTATATATTTTGGTATTGAACGTGCATTAAAAGGAGATTTTCTTGGTGCTGGACTTGAAATTACCTCTGGTATTCTTGGTGCTACTGGTGTAGGTGGTGGTTTAGGATTAGCAATTGACGGATTCTTGCTTGGTAGAGATTTAGGTATGATGCCTATGGCCAGAGGTGGATTCTTAACAAAACCAACTCCTGTTGTTGCTGGTGAAGCAGGTGCGGAAGGATTTTTCCCGTTAGAGGGAGCTAGAGGTAAGAAAACATTCAAGATGTTTGGTGAAGGTGTTTTAGATGCTCAAGAAGATAATAAGAATGCAGTTGCTACAATGTACGCAATGGGAAATAAGAAGTATTTTGATGATATGGGTGGATGGTCAAGATTTGGTGAAAAGGTAGGAAACTTCTTAAAAGGTGTAAAGGAAAATACAGTTGGTGCAGAAGGTGATGGATATTTTGGTCCTGCATGGCTAGGTATTAAGAATTGGAATCATCCCAGATGGCAAAATGATGCTGATAATCCTAATAAGGAAAATGTCACTGCTATGAGTGGTAGTGGAGGTTCTTTAAACCTTAGTGAACAAGATTTTAAGTGGTTAGCATATGCTGTCAGTGGTGAAGCAAGATTAGGAACTAAAGATGAATTTGCTGTTGCTGCATCTATTCTGAACAGAGCTGCTAGAGGTGATCATGGTGGTAGTATAGAAGCTATCATTAAGGCACCAGGACAGTATGAAGCATACGAAAAAGGTATGATGAATCACAATCCTGAAATTGTGAATAGATTGATGTCACCTTCAGGACAGGCATCAATAGTTGATGCACTTCGTAGACTTGATGGTAGAACAGATTTTAAAGGACAAACACAACTTCATAATAGAGTTGCTGGTGAAGATCCTATGTTCCACACACTAGGAAACTTCTTCCACTATGATTATCAAACAGGTCCTAACTCAATGAGACCATCAAATTATCAAACTCCTAATTATCAGAAATTTATTAAGAGTTCAAATACAGGTGGTGAGGCAGCAAATCTATTACAACAAATGTCCGCACAAAATAGCATGGGAGGAATGTTTATGCCAACTACAATTATCAACAACAATTATGCTGCAGTTCAAGGCGGTGGCGGTGGTTCTGAAGATACATTTGGTAATGCATTCCCAACAGGATTTGCAGCGTTTGCACCTTATTACAGTCTAGCGAGTAAGTAATAATGGCAGAACAGCATTCTTCACAAGCATCACTTGTTAGATGCGTAATATCTAGATTTGGTGCTAATGCACAAACTCTAGGTGCTGATAAGATTGCTTCTTTTGAGGCACATGAGAGTATCGAATCTCCATTTATGGCAGGATCTTTGCTGATTAGTGACTCAACAGATTTTATAAATGACTATCCAATTCAAGGTGGTGAAAATATATCAATTGAACTAAAAACTACTTTTAGTGACGCACCTATTAAATATGAATTTGTAATTGCTTCTATTGGAAATAGAATTGTGAAGAATAAGATGCAAGTATATGTTCTAAATTTAATTTCTCCAGAAGCATTGATTAATGAAGGAACTAGAGTGCAGGATCCTCTTCAAGGAAATGGTGAAGCAGTTGTTAAAAAAATGTTAGGTAAACGATACCTAGCTTCTACTAAGGATTTTTATTCAGAACCATCTAGATTTGAGGTTAGAATAAATCCATGTAGAGATAGACCATTTGATATTATTGCAAAAATTCTTAAAAGGTCTGTTTCTGCAAAAACTGATTATAGTGGAACTAACAGCACAAATACCACAGAGACTGCACAACAAGTGAAAGGTAGTGCTGGATTCTTCTTCTGGGAAACACGTAGAGGATATATGTTTTTCTCTATTGATGCATTATGTGATGATGTGGAAGGTAAATTTTCTGCACCAAGATTGAATTATTTACGTGAACGATTTGAGGAGGAGAGTGGAGATTTATTTGATGAAAAAGTTTCAGCTTGGGGTCCTTATATCGAAAAAGTAGCAAATACTGAGATATCTGGAGATCAAAGATTTTTGATTCAAAATGCAGTGTTTACATCAGAAATTGATTTGATGTCGTCATTGAGAAAAGGTAAATACTCATCTTTGATGGTTTTCTTCAATCACTCTACTGGTCAATATGATGAATATGTTTATAAGATCAAGGATAGTTATGATAACATGGCACATTTAGGTGGACAGGACAGTGTTTCTCTAGTTCCTGCTAATCAAATTGAATTATCAGATTATCCTACTAGAATTATGACCATGATTTTGGATCATGAATCTTGGTATAATGATCCAGGCATTGCTAATCCAGAGGATGCTAATGCAAAAGATCCAACTAAGTTTGCGGACTGGCAAAAATATTATGCAGCACAAGGAGCAGCAAGAACTGAGTTATTGAAAAATCAAGAAGGTACCATAAAAATTCCTGGCAATCCATTTATTTGTGCTGGCGATAAGGTAGATATTAGAATTCAAAGTAAACTAGCAGATGAATTAAGAAAGAAAAAACCTCTTGATGAAGAGAGTAGTGGAATTTACCTTGTTAAGGAAACAACACAGTCCTATAATTTTTTGGAAGGAGATAGCGGAACTTTAAAAACTACGCTAAGATTGTTTAGGGACTCTTATGGAATGAAGAATGTCCCCTCAAACCATGGCAATAAATAAATCAAGGAGGTACTACTTATGGAAAGCATTGAACAACACATAGCAAAAGATAAAGAGATTCTTCGAGATCCAACCACAAATCCACAGATGCGTCGTCACATTGAAGGCGAATTGCATGATCTAGAAGAATATGCAGAGCATCACAAGAAAGAAATCGAAGCAGGAGATCATCATGATCCTAACTGTATTGAACTCTTTTGTGATCAACACCCTGATGAACCTGAGTGTCTAATTTACGACGACTGATATGGATGAGGCATTATCAAGACTTTTTCCAACTCAAAGAATCGGTAATGACGGATTCTCTTGGTGGGTAGGTCAAGTAGAAGGAACCGCCAGCGATGAAGAAAACAACAAAGGCGGATACCGTTATAAGGTAAGAATCGTAGGAGATCACCCTAAATCAAGGGAGATTCTTGATACGAAGGACTTGCCTTGGGCTACTGTGATGATGCCAGTAAATGTGCCATTCATGCCAGGTAATATTGGCGGTGGTCATCCACAATTGGTACAAGGATGTTGGGTAACAGGATTTTACCTAGATCATGATAGACAAAAACCCATTATCATGGGTTCTATTGGTGTTGTGCCAGGCGCAACATCTACCATTAATGATGCAGATCCTAGCAATTCTGAAGCATTTGTAAATGCTGTAAGAACTGGAAATCTATCTCCAAATCCCATTACAGATGGTGAGGAAGGAAAGGACGGCACTGCTAAAACTGGTGGTGGACTTTCTGATGGTACAACTAGAGGTGATGGTGAAGATAGAGTAGATGCAGGAATTAAGAAAACAGAGGCAGTTAAGGATGAGGATTGGTGTCAAATTACGGCAGAAAAATGTAAGAACGTTGATTTAAAAACACAAATGACCAATATACTTGGTCAAATGCTGTATGATATTCAGCGTAGCAATGGAAACATTGGTACATATTACACTAGTAAAGTAACAGGCAAAGTACAAAACTCAATTGGAACTGCAAGAGGATACGTAAACAAAGCAATCTCTGTTGTAACAGAGTTTCTTGCAAGAGTCAAAGGTTGGATTACTACTAAAATTCAAGACGCAGTTGATAAATTAGTAAAAGCAGTTCTAAGACCAGACGAATCTGGAAATGCATTGACACCTATCACAGAATGGTTCAATAATATTCTGAAAGACCTAGGTTGCAAGATGGCAGATTTAGGTGAAAGATTAATTGAATGGTTGACAAATCTTTTAATGAGTTTTATCAATCAAATTTATCGTAATGCAATTTGCCAAATTGATGAACTAGTAAACGGAATTATCTCAAAAATTCAACAGTTAATGAACGAACTGTTTGATAGTATTTTGGGACCTTTACAAGATATTCTTGGTGCTATTGCTAAACCACTTAATTTGATTGGTCAAGCAATTAATTATATTCTTAGACTACTAGGTATCACTTGCTCAGGACCTGATCAAACTTGTAACAAATACAAGCAAATATGTACTACTGGCGAGAAGAAGGATGACGAAGATGATGAGAATTTCTTAGATGATTTGTTGAGCAGTATTGATAATTTATTTGGTGATACTCCTGCTGATTATACACAGTATGTTTGTGATGAAGCATATACTGGTAGACCACTAACAATCACAACAGTAGGATTTGCTGGTGGAGTTCCATTACCACCTGATGATACAACTAAGAAACCAAAAATTGTATACGACATTAATGATATTACAGTTACTGAGGGTGAGAGTGCTCAGTTCACTGTAACTAGAACTGGATCTGTTGACATTGCATCTTCTGTTGTAGCTACAACAATAAAGAATCAAGGAAGTGCAACTGCTGGAACTGATTATCTTACTTTGGATAGTATTGTTGGATTTGCACCTGGCGAAACAGAAAAAACTGTCAGTGTTCAAACGTTGGTTGACAATGTTCCAGAAAAACAAGAAACTTTCTTTGTTAGACTCACTACCAACTCTCCAGTTGACAATAGTGATGTAAAAACACAGTATATTAAAAATATTGGTAAATGCACTATTATCGAAAAAGATCTCAAAGAACCATATGATCCTTAT